ACACAAACAAGTTGTTTAAAGGAAGTAAGACGACCTACTCTAAATGGTGCGATAAGAATAACATTAAGTGGGCTGATAAAGTAATTCCAATAGAATGGATAAACGAAAAAAAGAAATAACAAAATGGGCGAACAAGAAGAAAAAAAACGCAACGAAGAGGTTGCTAGACAAACTTGGGATAGTTGGATAGTCGACTTAACCGACCAAGACCAACCCGACACGTGTAGTATCGATGATGACGATTGCGAAGCGTGTGGATCGTAAAAGAGAAAAGGAGCTATTTAGCTCCCTTTTTTTTTCTTTCAATTATTTATTTCTTTACAGTGTAGTCTTGATTTCAACTTCTTTCAACATAAGTGTTTGAATCATCACGATAAGGCGTTGAATTTCCTGAATTACTATTTGAATCCGATTCGTTTGATGATGAATTGTTGTTTTCGTCTTTATCACTCATAATTTGTAATTCTTCTAATTCTTGCATCAACTTCTCAAGGTACACAGCCAAGTCCATTGCTTCTTCCTGAGCGTGTTTAAGCCAATCTAAGGGCGTTAAATCGTCACGCTCCATCGTAGTACCATATTTCTCTTTACCTAACGCAGCACGTTGCGTAATCTTAGTACAAACTCTATATTCTATCTTGCTCATCTTTCCTTAATTTTGCTTTATGCTGATTAATTCTTTTACACAATATTCTTTTCCATTCCATTTTTTAGCATTGTCATTTAACTCTTTCATTTTATTTATTGCTTTAATGTTAGAGTCAAAAAGATACATCTCATCTTGTATTCCTTCATAATCTATATATAAATACACTAAATAAAAGCAACTAACATTTTCTTTATTATCTTTCATCTTTCCTTAATTATTTCGTAAAAATCAGGGTCTATGGCTTTAAGCGTTGGCTAAATTTCGTAATTAGTAATCATTAAATGTTCAGTTTCTTTATCGTTTCTATTCATAAAACTAACTGCATATTTTTTATCAAAATAATTAATAAATACATTCTCTTTATTATCATATAATCCGTGGATGAATTCTGTATTTTTAATAACTAACATCCAATTACAATTTAATCTATTTATAAGTAAATCAGATAATCTTTTTTGGTCGCTAAAATCAAAATTATTTTTATCATAAGTGCTAAACTCTGTATCATAAGGTGGGTCAAGGAATACAAAATCATTTTCGGTAGTTTTCTTATTTTTGAAAAAATCAAAAAAATCTGTATTTTCGATAACTGTATTTCTTAATCTATCTTTTAAGTAGCTTGAGTTTAAATATGAAATTTTAGTTTCAAGCCTATTTTTGTTATAACCCATACCACCATAAGGTACATTAAATTCACCTTTTGAATTGTATCTAAACATACTACTATAAGTATAGTTTCTTATGAAGTAATAAATAGCCGAATTTACGAAATCGCTTAACTCCTCTTGGTTATTATGTAAAAACCTATAGTACATATAAATTGCACTTTTCAATGCTGTAAGAATATTTAACTCAACATCTACTTCAGAAAGTTTACCTTTTTTTTGCTCAATACTATACATTCTAGTCATTTTTCTGTAAAGATTTATGACTACTTCATTCTTATAAACTACACTATTATAATTGATTGATTTTGGTAGAATATCATTTAATTTTTTTTCTTGTGTATTTTCCCAACTTGTTACTTTGTTTTTTAAGGTCTTTTTACATACATTGTCCCTATATTCAGAAAAAATATTTACTAAATCCTCCTTGTTTTTACTGAAAATATTTTCGATTTCATACCAAGACTTATCAATTTCGACTAAACAATTTATAAATAGGTTATTTTTATCTTCTTTAATATTATTATATAGTTCTATTAAATCTTTCGATTTATCATTTATATAAAATTTATTAGCATTATCAATTGAAAAATAAACAGCACCACCGCCAATAAAAGGTTCATAGTAATTATTAATATAATTAGGTAAATTAGGAACAATATGCTTTAATTCTCTTGTTTTACCTCCAGGCCATTTTAAAAATGGTTTTAACTGTATATTTTTTAATAGTGTCATAGATATTTTTTAATTCTTTTTTCAGATGCTTCGAAATAATTTTCTTCTAGTTCTATTCCAGAAAATTTTCTATTTAGTTTTAACAAATGTAAATAAAAAAAAGGGAATAACCAATTAAGATTAAACCCTTTTCTACCTAGAAACTAAAAACGCTATAATGATGAAAGAATAGCAGAATACTCAAATATAAAACAATTTTCCTTTACTATAGTCAAGAAACGTAACATATTTGTAAACAAATTTTCTTTTTGTAAAATCAGTAGTTTCAGGCATCGTTCGCCATATCCACTTATCTATTTTTATTTTGTTAAGGTTAAATACTAACGCCTTATCGTCACTAAAGAAGTTAAAGTATAGACCTTGTGCGGACTTCTCGTTCTTGGTCCTACGTAAAATGCGTTCGTACTTATGAGCTTCTAACAACAACCCCTCGGTGTACTTCTCCATCGCATAGTCCAAGGTAAAGTTACGTTGCTTCATCTCACAATAATACTTCTTATCGTTTCGCTTGTAAGTGAAATCCCAAAACGATGTGTCACTATCTGTTGGTTTGTAGGTTACATCGTAACGATCAGCCCACCTGTCTAATACTTCGTATTCTTTTTTAGTCATCGCTATTGAGTTTATTTAGTATATTTAGTTCTTCCTTCAACTCAATCACCGCATTAGCCATCTCAAACTCGTTCGCCCTGGCTAAAACCGCTTCTCTTTTATAAGACATCATCATCGTATAAACCCAAGTAAATGCAACCGCACTATCCTCTAATACGCTTAACCTCTTTCTTAACGTTTCGGCTTGAGGATGATTAGCGTACTCAACGTATTGCTCTCTCATCTTAAGCACCTCGCCTTGGTGTGCTATAAACTTATCCATACTTTGAATTTCATCAACGTTAGGGTCTTGTTCTCGCAACAGGTTAATTGCTTTTATTGTTAATTCATCGGGCATAATAGTTAAAATACGTTGTTAGTTCTTACTTTATTATCTACCATAGCTATCGGATCAAACGGACTTCCGTTCTCGTTCAGATACCTAAATCTTCGAGTCGCATAATTATAATACAAAGCGATTGGACTTGTTTCAGGTGTAGGCACTCCGACCAACTTTTGAAACTTTACCTTTTGTATGTGAACCTCAGTTTGATTCCATTGCTCCGATTGTGGGTTACGATGAAACACTATAAAGTTATCCGCCCTGTTACCAAACATAGAACCAAACTCTACATCGCTCATATTCGGGGCAGGTCGAGTACCATCTTCGTTCCTTCTTCGGTTCGCTGCTGTACCAGGATGCACCACAAGGTAGAACATAACTTTATTCTTCTTAATAAACCTTCTAATGTTACTCAAAGCATCGTAATAGTATTCGTACTTAGATTGCTTCTCTGCTGCTTTTAAATCGTTAAGAGGGTCTAAGGATACACCATCAATGTGCGTCACTTGCATATAGTCTTGAAACGCTCCTAAAACATCCTCTACGGTTGGAGTTTCATCAAACGTAAGCACCGTGAAGTGTTCGTACGCCCAATTAATGGCGTTCATATATTCGACTTGATTTACTCTATCGTTAAAGTCTTTGTCGGCTGTCTTACCACAATACATCTCAGCTATATCTATCATTAGATCACCTACAGGCTCGTTCTCAGGACAATACATAAGCCACTTATATCCGTATAGCTTGGCTGACATTATCATAAGAAAAAGTTGTGAGGTTGTCTTACCTATATTAGCAAACCCAGTCATTATAGTAAGCTCTCCTTTACGAAAAGTGTAGTGAGGGTCTAGTGGAGATATTCCCGTAGTAAGCCCCTTAGAATAGCCCTTAGCGTATATCTTCTTACAATAGTCGTTAACCTCTTGTTTCGAGGTAATTCTATAAGAAGCCATTATCCCTTCATAGCTTTAAGTTGACCGCCTATGTAATCTGAATCAGGTTTACTTTGGTTCTTTCTAGCTAACCACCCTGAAGCTGCCATCTTCCAATCTTTCATTTTAGATTTACCAACATTCCAACCTTTAGATTCGTAGAAGTAGTAAAACTTTTCACCTTCGTTCTTTGTGCTACCTTTTAGTTTGAAGTAGGCTATCACTTCATCGGTGGAGCTAGGTTTATTCTTTTTTACTTGTGTTTTAGGTTCTTCTATCTTTAAAGCTACCTCGTTGTCACACCAAGTAATATTATTTTCATTGAGTATTTCAAGTATAGACTTGTGTACTCTATTGTTCTCGTTCAGCTTACCACCGTATTGGAACTCAATAAACTTAGTAAGATACCACTTACCATTATCAAGCTCTAATATCCTTTGTTTATCGCTGTTAATCTCTTGTAGGAATAAATCTATATCGATCCTTGCACCTAATATAAGTTCGAACATTCTCTTATTAGGCTTAAATATACCTGCGTGATTACAATTATCGCAAACGTATATCCAAAATA